AGTTGCGTTAATGCGAACCTGATACATGCTGCCTTTCATGTCGTTTTGATAACGAGATACAGCGTCCGCAATTTTTGACCTTGGGACAGACCTAAACTCAATGCTGGCACCTTGAATTATGTCGGCAATTTGCGTCGGAGATAGGTCGGGCGAAAGATTTGCTGCGTCGTATATGACAGAAGAAAAAGTCCGTAGCGACTCGTCGCTTAAACTGTCTTCGATCCCCGCGTCTCTTAACGATCTTTCTTTGTCGACGTTTTTATGTCGAAGTGCGTTGCGATATTCTGCAGCGACGCTTTCATCGCCGGCAAAATACAATCCGCGACCATAGGCTTGGTTACCCTCGCCAGAACCAATGGCGTCCATACTGAATTTGTCAAAAGAATATGGAGAACCGTGGTAGCCAAGGATGCCTTGGTTCGCAGCCGCGTCTGCAGCATCAGCTGCGCGCAAGCTCGCTAGGGTTGCGTCATCAAGCAGACCGCCAGCTAGCGACGTTAGGCCGTCCAGCTTTGCCAACTACTTACCCTTCTTGCTTGGCTTCTTCGCAGGCGCTTTTTTGTAGAGCATCTTGGCGATGTCATTTGCAGCGTCTTGCACGCCGCCTGGGCCACGTCGATAGGTCTTTTGGTCTGTATGCGCCACTCGAGCCCCCATATATGCCGATTTCATGGGGGTTAATTTTACCAGTTAGGTAATTGACAGCCCTCGCCTGAGCGGTTTCTGCCAGCTGCTAGCCGCGCTCATCACGCCGCTGAGCGTCATCGCGTCACTGGCGAACGTGAGGCACAAAGAGTCAGCCAAGTCAGGCGAGCGCAGCCCGCGCTTACGCATCTGGTCTTTGCTTTCCAGCTGCATCTTGCCGGAGCTCGTGAACTTGTACTTGGCGCTAACGAGCTCCGCGAGCAGGTCGTCGTCCTGGGGCAGCGACACGTCACGGGCCTCGAGCCAGGCTTTCACCTTGAACCAGAGCTCAGCGCGCAGGTTGATGTAAGTCGCCTTGGAGCTCGGGCTCTCGCTGGTGTTGATGCCTACCGCCGGCAGGCCGAGCTCACGCAGGCGGTCGCACACACCACCGCCAAGGCCAATCGAGTCCACGTTGATCTGCACCGGCTGCGTTCGCGGCTGCTGGCTTTCATACTCGGCAACGACAGCGCCGCATAGCTGCATCAAATCCAAGCCCTGCCAGGTCTGGATGCCCATGAGCTCGCGCCCGCGGCGCTTACAAAGGGCACTGCGGTCGGAGCCAAAGCGGCTGACGTCCAAGCCCCACACGATCGGCTCGTCTTCCGTGATGACAACCTCGCGCCTTTGGGCGCTTTCAACGAGCTCGAGCGGAATCGCCGTGTCGTCGTCGCGCTGCGGAAACTCGCCAAGCACGCGCACGCGAAAGGCATTGCTCTCTTCGCCAAAGCGCGCAGCCATCTCACTCACATAATCTTCGCTCACCCTGGGCGAGTCGATGCAGCTGACCTTGCGAGTCCACCAATCACCCGCCATGCGGTGGTGGGTATCGAAGAAGAAGCCAGAGCTCCTGGTCGGGTTGCCGAGCAGAACAGTCGTTGCGTGCTCGCCTGACATCGAGCCAGCTGCGGCCTCAAATACCGCCTCGGGGATACCGGAGGCTTCGTCGCACACCAACATCACGTTGTCTGAGTGAACGCCCTGCAGCGCTTCTGGCGTTTCTGCTCTGGACGTCCGGCATGAAATAAACGCCTCGCTAGGCGCGGCCTTTAGGCTTACGCGGTCGCTCTTAACTTCCAAGAGCTCTTTGATCGCCACAGGACACTCGTTAATCCAGCGCTTGAGCTCGGCAAACAAAGCGTCGAACAGCTGCGCGCTGGTCGGCGCGGTTACAACGACTTTGACGGGGTAGCGAGTCAGCAAAAAGTGCAGCATCGCCCACGAGCTCGCCGTGGATTTGCCGGTGCCGTGGCCAGAGCGCACGCTGATTTTCCGCTCGCCAGATGCTATGGCATTGAGGAATTCTTTTTGCCAGGCGTCGGGCGACTGCTTGAGCACTTGCTCAACAAAAGCGACGGGATCGTTACGAAAGCGCTTAACAAACGCCACATATGGGTTTTCAGGCATGCCATATTCTACCGTGTTTGTATGCGGTAAAAGGGTCAGAGGGTTTTCCCGCACAAAAAAAAGCCCGCGTTAGCGGGCTGGTGGGTATGCAGCTGCTAGTTTTTCAACTCGTCGGGTCTAACCGCTTTAGCAGTTGCTCGTGCGATCTGCTTCAATGCTTCGAGCTCTAAAGCCTCGTAAAGTTCTGGGCTGCGCTCTTTCAAGATCGCAATCATTTGCTCACTTTTCTTTTTATAAACGACTCGGCTTTTTGGCATTTTTTTCAATTGCTTATCAATTAGCTCAACTTTGTTGGCTGCTGTAAGCACTGAACCGAGCTCTTGAGCCGTAAAGCGCCTTATCCTTTTTAATTTTTTCAGAGTCCTAACGTCGTGAGTTGCGCTATTTGGAACTTGCAAACTGACAAGTGTGATCCTCTTATCAATGTTGTGTTTGCGTCGAAAGTCCGCAATTTTCTGCTGTAGCTCTACTTTTTGAACGATTAGCGCCTCACGGTTGTAATCTGTTTCAAGGATGTGCAGCCCAAGGTCGACGTACCCCCGCCGTGACCCGTGGGTCGAATACTGGGATGTGCGTTCCATAAAGTCGGATGCTTTTGAGTTGTTTAGACTATGTGCCATAGCTCATGCCTGCTCCTTCAGCCTATCGGCGATGCTTACCAGTATGTCGGCTAAGCCAACAGCTGATATGTACCTGTGGTTCTTGCCATTGGGACTGATGTCCGGCGCTCGCTCTGCGTCGGCGGCGATGGCCTCGAGAAGCATCGCCATCTGCCGGTTGTTGAGCTCTGATGCGTGTTTGACGTGCCAGGGGGCTGGTAGTTGTGTTGTCACTTTCATACTGCCTCCGGCCGCTTACGCGGCCTCTGTTCTGTTGTTTGCCTCGTCGCGCAGTCGGCCTAGCAGCCTCATACAAGCATCTGCGTGGCTGCTGGCGATGTTCTTAACATCATCGTTGTCTGCCAGATTTGCTCGCTTGTCGAAGCCGTCCTCGGCGCGTAGCGTCAATTGGCGGATGACTTCAATCTGCTCGTCGGTCAGGTTGCTCACATCCATGTCCGCAATCCGGTTAGCTGGGTTAGGCTTCCCGACCTTAACCACACCGTCCGTGATGCGACCCTTGTTCGTTGGCGTACCGTTAAGCGGTGGAAAGGCACGCTCGCCTTCTTCAAAGTCTCTCTCGACACCATCGAAGACTACCCGCGTTGCTTTGATGTCAAATCTCATGCAGCCCTCTACTTTGGTGAAGCCCTCTACGATGCCTTCCACGAAGCAGGCGTCTGGGCCTTCGATGTCGCGGTGCGTTGGGAAGTCAAAGCTGCGTACCTTGTCGCCAATGTTAATGTCGTTAGTCATGTCGTCGTTCTCCGTTGTTATGGCCCTAATTATACCGATATTGTTCTATCTGTCACCTTTTTGGTGACAATAATATGCGATAAATATGAGAAAATTAGAGCTCACCAATCACCACATATGGAGCTCCCATGTACGGATCACACTCAAAAACCATGAAAGCCATGAAAGGCAAGCGATCAGCAACCAAAGAAGCGCGCAACGCACGCATGGCTGCCGGCACGAACATGCCCGTCGTTAAGCCACCCTACCCACCACGCTAGCCGTGGCCACACCACGCAAGGGCAAGGCCCGTGTGAAAGTGACGGCCAGTGGAAAACGTATTTCGTATGGCCAGGCGGGCAAGGCCAAAGACGGCTCGCGGCGCGTGCAGCCGTCCAGCAAGAAAGGCGACGCCTACTGCGCCAGGTCTGCCGGCCAGATGAAGAAGCACCCAAAAGCCGCCAAAAACCCCAACAGCCCGCTGCGGCTTTCGCGAAAGCGCTGGAAGTGCGCGGGCACGAAGTCTAGGAGAAAGTGATGCCAGGTAAAGGACTGTACGCAAACATCGCCGCGAAGCGGCGGCGGATCAAGGCGCAGAAAGCGGCTGGTAAAAAGCCAGAATCGATGCGCAAGCCAGGCACCAAAGGTGCGCCTACTGCCAAAGCCTTTCGCGCTGCGGCGAAGACTGCGAAGAAGGGCACTCGAAGAAAATAAAATTTTTTTTTCGGTGCGCGGAAGTCTAGTCCTCCACCCCCCACCCCCCTGCTGGTTCAAGGGGGGGGGGTCGGCCATTGTTCCACGGCCAAATCACCCTGTTTTGCGCATAACACCCATTATGTTAAATTCAGTAGACACCTAAGTCATTGATTTCATTGATCTAACAGTTTTTACGCCTGTTTTACGCCGCATTTATGCGCAAAACGCCCCTTAACCCGCCTGTTTTGACCGATTGTTCCACGGCCATTTCCTGCGCGCAAAGCCGGCTGCGCGAGCCAGTGTCTGCGAGCTAGGTTTCGTCACTCTCATGCTCGATCACGCTGTCGTTTGTGAGCTCCCGAAGCGCCGCTAAATGCTGATCACCCAGCGTGATATTCACCAACGGATCGCGCTTCTCACGCCACTGATCTGGGTTCACATTGCCGGCC